GAACAAAGAATCGATCTTCGTTTTCGACTTCAGCTGCATCAAGGATTCGTTTCGCTTCAAGGATCTTTGCCAAAGTCATACCGGCAGTTCCCGCCTCGGTAATTTTTTGACCCGCCGGCAAAGCGACAGAAGATCCCGCGTCATCGGTCGCGTTACCAAGAGCTGCCGTAATGACCAAATCGTCGATTGCTCGACCCATTGCCCATGCGCCGGCTTTCGTATACGCGCCTTTCGGATCAACCAACATCCGAACTCCATCCGTCCAATCGTGCATGGTCGCCCAGTGGTAGTCGGACAAAGTCGCGACTCTTCGTGAGTGAACCATTTCCACGTTCGGAGTATCGGTGTAGCGAGTTGTTTTGGCTACTGCGGCGGTTTCACCGAGTCGCTCAAAATTCACTTTTTCCGAATCAACCGTTTTCGTGAAAACGATGGGACGCATTTTTGAACCTTGCTGTTGTGCAAGTTGCATAACAGCATCTTGATACTGTTGTGCATACCACTTGTTGCCTGAGTAGGCCATGATGTAATCCTCTAAAAAAGAAATAAAAAAACCGGCAAATGCCGGCTGACTTTTTTTCGAGGAGCTACCCTTTCGGACTCGTCTACGTTTGCCCTCGTCAGGGATGACCTACCCGGTCACCGGGTTTCGGACGCTGTCGCGCTACCCGAGACCGAGCTTTCTTTCAAAAATATCTGGCTCGGCGTCATCATCAGACAAGTAAGCTGCCTGATAAAGTTTTTGAACTTTGTCCACCGCTGCATCATGTGCAGGATTGTCAAGATCGTTATAAGGATGCGCTGCGTTGCCTAAGATCTCATCGATCTGTTCTTTGGCTTCTGTGGGCGTCATACCCGCATTTTGTTTTCCACCAACAGACATTGCGGGATCCTCAGAGAAGCCTCGACCGATTTCAGCAAAAGCTTTGATTAGTTTTACGTTGTTGCCCAATCCACTGCCGTTAATCTCTTGCAGCAGTTCTTCACCACCGAAATGACCAATCGCAGATTTCGCATCTTGCAGCTTGGAATCGAACGCCTGACCCCAATCGTCTTTCAAAGAAGACAATGAAGCGTTCATTGAATTGTTTCGTTCATGGGTGGCAGTCGTGACACCGTCATTCATCCAGTTCACTAAATTATTGGCTTGACTGTTGTTGAGGCCAATCTCATGCAGCTTTGCCAACAACGCACCTTCAGCTTCGCTTGCTTCAGCGCCTTCGGGTCGAGTGATTGAATATGCGTCAGCTGACTCTGGGCGACCCATTCGGTTATAAAAGGCCGACCAATCTTCTGCCTCAGAATCCTCAGACGGAATTCTTGCAACGCCGGGAACATTAGTAAGCTTCTGATTAAAGTCGCTCCAAACGTCCTCGCCGGCATCTTCGCCGGGTATCCGAATGCTGCGGCCTATATATGACTGTGCATCGGAATATGCTTTCGCAAGGGTGTTTACGTCAGGAATATCTTTAAGTGATCCAGACTCGCGCAAATCTTCTGGTAGTGATTCGCGCCAAGTGCCACTGCTAGTGTTTTCAACTGGTGCTGCTTCTTGAGTTAGAACGCTTTCTTCGCTCATATTAGTTATCCTTTCGGGCTAAGTTGATTAAGAAATTGATCGCATCCCTCTGCCCTTCGTGGAAGGCAGTTTGGTACGGATCTCCGGGGGTGTGAGAGGTACGCAAAACGTACAACTCGAATAACGCTTCCATCACTAACTCACCATCAGGCGAATCGATGATCTTGCGCCATTTTTTTTCTAATGTATCGACTGGGATCATTGACCGGTCACACCGGCGACAACACCCGCCATCGTGTCAGGATTAACTTGATCTACTGCACCGGCAACTTGTGCAGCTTGTCCGGCTTGATCAAGACCCATCTGCTGCTGCATCATCTGTTGCTGCTGCGCGGCTGCTTGTTCGCGTTCCATCTTCAGCTGCTCCATTTCTTCTTCGGAGCGCATGACTTCACCCGGAACGCCAAGACGTTTGGCAAGCATTCTTCCCATCTTGGAAAAATCAACAACGTCCATTACCGTAGGATCAATCTGCATCACTTGAGCTAACTGACCCATCCAACGTTCCACGGCGAACACTTCATCCATCTTTTGCGCTCGCGCTAACGGCGAGACATATTCGACATCAAGCTTGTTACCGCCTTCGAGTAATGACGCGGGAGGCTCGGCAAATGCGCCGGCTCGGAACATCACCATAAACACGCGCTGAATCAGCGGGTTTAGGAATTCGCTCTGGAGTCGGCCCACGACCGGCCCGAGGATCTGTTGCATCAGCTCCATGCGCGCCCGGACTTCGGTTGCGGTCATGTTCGGGCCTTCACTCAGTTGAAGCTGATCATTAAAGAAAGCCCGGCGAATATTTGTGATGAGTTCAGCAGACTTGATCTGCGTCACATTCCACTGGGTGCCGTTCTGCATCGGTCGGACACCGTTGATGTCACGGACGTAAGTTAAACCGCCGGGGTCGAGTCGAAGATCGCCGATGATGCCGTTGTATGCGGCTAACGTCGGAGGATCGATATTCTTTTCCCATGCGCGCAGCTCGAACAACTTGGCAGCGTTTAGGGTGCGAATGTCGGCTCGCGCCATCATTGCAGGGCTGAATCCGTAAACATCGCCGGAAAGCTTAGACCATCGAGGCACCATCCACGGACACTCGTAGTAGCCGTCTTCGCGAATTAATTTTTTATCGTGAACTTGAACCCAACACGACGCCCACGGTCGATCTTTACCCGGCGCCATGTCAACTGGCTCAACGCCTTCGCGTGGATAGACGGCGTGAATAAACTCAAACTCTTTGTCGGGTTTATTTTCTAACGCTCTTTCAATTGTTTCGCCTAGATTTTCATCAGGGAAAAGCTGCCTTGCTTGACGCGCTGAGAACTTTAAAGTGCGGTAGATAGTATCAACCACACCATCAACGTTTTCGGAAATTGCAACTTCACTCAAATGAACAGTGCGAAAATTTAATGAATCTTGGTTTTCAACCTTATTAGTTTCAACCTTCATCGCGGCGGTGCCAAAACAACAAAGGTCAAGGTACAGCTCGTTGACTTCAGAATTGAAATTAGATTCTTCTAGGCTTTTATAGATTCGATCAACCGAGTCTTCAAGCCACTCAATCGCAGCGTCATCGTCATTTAACTGATCGTCACGGTAGCGAATTGAAAACCAACGACCGCTAGGCGCTGTTAGCGCGCCGTGGAGACCGGACGCAAGGGTTTGGTTAGAGCTGATCGCCGTGGAGTCATAAATATCCTCGTCGCGTTTATCGCCGCGAGTTCGCTCCGTAAGGAAGTCAGCTTTGGTGGGTAGGACAAAATGCCCGACCTCATCCCAGATGTTTTCCCAGTTCTCGCGACCTGACTTTAATTCTTTACAGCGCCGGATGATTTGTTCGGGTTCCGGTGAGATCCCTTTTTTGCCATAAGCTGCCATTACGATAGCTCGGTCACTAGAACACCCGAGTTCATTTCGTCATCATTGAGGCCAGTCGAGCCGGTTTGGACAGTGCTTTGAAATCCGGTTTTAGCCGATTGCGCCCTTCTCCAAGCAAGATATTGATCATAAGTTTGAACTTCGGGTGGCGCGTCGGGCCACGGACTTTTCGCGACGGTCGAAACGTCTGCTTGTGCAGTCGCAACTGCGGTTTCTGTTTCCTCGATTGCATCGTTTACAGCAGCACTTGAGGTGGATCCACCTGACGCCGGAGCATAGCTTCGGGTGCCGCTACTACTACCGCTGCTGCGGCTGCCACTACCGCCGGATCCACCGCTACCGGTCGAAGCGGCTGCAGCTGCTGCTGCGGCTTCAGCTTTTTGGGCGCCAAAATCCTCAATGGTGACAAAGCCGCCGCCGTCACTCCCTGCAACAGATCTAAAATTTAAAGAGCCGGGGCTTGTCTCATAAAAAATTTCACCGCCCGGCCCTTGAATACCTCTCGAACCGCGCTTGGTCATGTAGATGCTGACCCTGTTTCGATCACTGACTGAATTGCCGCCGACCGTACCGCCAGATATAGCGCCGGTTCCTTCGTAGGATTTGTTTGGGTTGCTGCCGAATATCTTTCCGCTGCGTCTTGAGTCGTAGAGTTCGCCTTTAGTGGTGTAAACGCTCGAACTTGTTGGCTTATCGTCAGGTAGCGCGGAGGAAACTGACTTCGCTCGAGAGGTGCTTTGAGGCTGATTCTTGGTTGCCTGATAGTGCGAGGTGCCTTGATAAGCCGCCATCGAATAGCTTTCGGGAGACCAACCAAGCTGTCTCGCTCTTGAACTCCACTGATCGTAAGTTTTTGCCATATTTCTCTACGCTATTGCTCGCACCACCCGAGTTGGTCGGTGCTGTTGAATGTGACCCATTTCATCCCAACCCATGCAGAACGTACGCATCGCGTCAGCTGCGTGGGATGACCAGTCGTGAACTGGTTTGGGTTTCCACGTTTGGTTTCTTTCGTCAAAATCCTTGCGGTAGGCCGCGAGACAATCGATGCCGTGACCGCACTGCTCCTCGTCGAAGACGAGTCGGTTGAACATTGCCCGGACGCAGTTGATGCCGTCATCGACCGGCGCTTTTCGGACAACCGTAAAAAACAACCCTAGATCCCGCGCCATCTCGATGCGGGTCTTGCCACTGCTGAAATCGCGAGCTGCGATGTCATGTGGCGCAAAGTGTTCGCCGTATGTGTAACCCTTCTCTTTGATCAGGTTGACATAGAACGGCAACGCTTCGCCGGCGTGTTGTTCGTAGTCGATGACATGAATTTCTTGATCGACCACTTGCATAAACCAGATCGCGGTGCTGTCGCCAATGCCGATGTCCCACCCGGTGTAGACCGGAAAACCGGCGCGGTGCGGAACCGGCTTGATGCGGTTCATGGCGCGAGCTTTGTCGAGCTGATCGCGGTAGTAGGCGCCCGGCAGAGCTGCGTCCCAACTGCAGAAATATTCAGACTGGATTAGCTCCTCGGGCATTCCTTCGTCGCGTTCGCGTTGGATCGCTTCGTCATCAAGGAGGTTAGTGTCCTCGACCGATAGCTTTTGAACAAACCAGTCGGGGTTTTTTTCAGCCATCGTGAACAGCCGCCAACCGTGGTTTCTGCCACGCGGGGTGTAGTTGAAAACAGCCCACCCTTCGTTGAGGGCTAGGATCGGTCTGATCAGCTCCCAAGCTTTTGGGTTTTGCAGACTGTACTCCGAGAAGACCACGCCAACCGGGTTGGTTCCGACGATGCTGTCGATGTTGTCGGTGCCGACTAACTGAATGATGCTGCCGTTGCCGAGGGTGACACGCATCTCGGTGTTGTTGAGGCTGCGCGTGATCTCGTTGGGGATGTGGTCGAGAAACCGCACCCCCTCATTGCTCATGCCTGACCAAATGACCTTCTTGGCTTGGTTGTACGTTGGTAGGCTATAGAAATATGTACCTTTACGCTCAAGAGCTTTCTTGATTGTGAGGTTCCACAGCGTTAGGTCTTTGCCGGCTCGCCGATGCCAGACTAAACAAGCTCTTCTGTAATCGTTATCAAGCGCCGCAAAGATCGGTATTTGGTAATCCCTAGGACTATATTTGTAGGGAATTTGTATTTTTGACATTCAAACTCGGGAATTTGAAAATATTTTTGTGTGACTCCCAATACATATGATGGGGCGGTCACGTTTCGGGGGGTGGGGGGTCGTTTTTTGACGCGCGAGAGACCCCTCCCCCCCACGTTTTTTAAGGCGCACAACCCTGACTAGGTCGTGTCGACGCTGATAACGTCCTGTTTTCTATGACTTTTTGTTGTTGGACGCGACGAGTTGTGGGCTAAATGATTCGATTTCGACACCATCGGCGAGCTGCCCATCATCAAAACTCGAAGATCCGTCGTTCCCGATGCCGCCTTTTCCCAACGCATCCGGCATATCGAATTTGGTCACGCTAACTTCCAGATCTTCTTGGTCAACGTTAGTCACCATTGAGTGATGAAGGCCGGCCCAACGGAACTGCATCAGCCGAGACAGTGCGCGCTCTTCGACAGCTAGATTGCCATCGGCTCTCGCCTTCATCAATAGATCCACGTAACCTTGAAGCGGATCAAGGCCGAGATCCTCCATTCGTTCGGCAGCTTGAAACGATAGCTTGTTCTTACTTCCTTTCGGTCTGCCGGGATTGCCGGCCTGAAAGCGTGACTGACCATCAGCTCGCTTCGCATTGTAGTTAGAAGTTTTATCTTTTTTTGATTCAGTCATATTTTTTTGAAAATAGTTCTTGACATAGCTAGGACAATGCCCTACAGTTAGAAACAGTTAAACAGACCACGGAAAAGAAAATGACATTCAACGCAACACAATACAACGACATGATCGACCAGAACTACCATAGCGAAGCAGCCTTTTATCTGGTCAGCGCATTTGGAACAAAGGCTGAAGCGGAAATGGTTAAGCAGATTGTGATCAACCATAGCAACCTCGGACACATCGAGGACGATGACTACCAGATCAGAAACCTAATCACCAGAAAATACAGAAACAAAATCTAACCCAACCAACCGGAGGCACCATGCCAAACCTAACCTTTAACCAAACCGTCCTCATCTCCGAGGTCGCCATGCGCCACCGCCGAGACCGCACGAGCGCCAAGTTGCAGGTGGGGATCAAGTGCGGAGGCCATCACCCCGCGGTGCTCAAGTCGATGCTGACTCGCGGACTGATTCGGTATGTCCGCCCAGAGTCTTGGGGTTGGCTCGATCCAGCCACTGGTCGGATCAACTACAACTTCCACGAGGTCGAACTGACCCGCTCGGGATGGGATTACCTCTGGGGCTTTAAGCGGCAACCGCAATAGATTAGGACTTAAAAACAAACTTCTCAGGAGGGCTTCGGCCCTCTTTTTTTTTGCGTCTGCAATTACTCAGAACGACCTTGGTAAAATTGAATTTGGTTAGGGTTTCGCTTGGATGCTGACAACAAAAAAGGCCGCCGTTGGCGACCTTGCATAAACTCCGTGAGATTGTAATTCTACATCACAGCTCAAATGTCTTGAACACTTCTCTGCTTGTTCCAATGAGAGATCGCAGCTCGTAGCTCAAAGTCCAATTGATCCAATAAAAATAGGCATTTCGTTAAATGTATCTCATTGTTTTTCGTCCATCGTTTTCGTTTCACTGCTTTTGCTTTGATGCGATTTGTCAAGGTAACATCGTGAAAGCTCATCCAGACCGCAATATCGATCAACGTTAGCCAATAGTCCGGCAAGCCGTGTTTGTCTGTCCGAACTTCCTTCGTGACCTCCCTTCTCAGGTAATCCAAAACCACGACTGAATACTCCCGCTGTTTGGCATAACAAAGCCTCCCCCAAGCTGCAGCTTCTAAGCTCATTTGAGCTAAACAGTCGCTGACCTCCTGAAACGTCAACTCAGGCTCACCGCCTGTCCCGAGCGTGAATCTCGAGACCTTCGGATTTAAGAGCTTAAAGCTCTCAAGACTCAGCACGATTCTCAACTCTCCAGTTGCGATAAAACTGACACCAACAGTCAAAATTCATCTCAAGCTGATGGTGACAGCCATTGGGTATCAAATGCCGAATGCTCATCACAGCTCTCCATTTGCCCCTGTCGAGGCGATAGACCAACAAGGGGTGTCTACTAGCATACTGAGCCTGAATCGCCGCCTGAGTCCACCAGTTGCTTATCATGGCCTTTTTACATCTCTTGACCTCAATCGCCCATCCCGGTATCAATATGTCAGCTCCACCGCGAGCTGCTTGCTCGGCCCAGTTGCGTTGAACATCGATCCCTAGTTCTTCACGAAGGATCTTCGCCACTTCCCGTTCGCCGTTTGCGCCTTTTGTTCGGCTGTTTATCTTGCTCATAAATTGCTTTAAACATGGCTTTGGTTGGTCTGAAGGTTTCTGGAAAGGGCTGAATGTCACCGCCCCACTCATACCACGATCTAAACTGCTGACACGCCATCTCATCTTCCAAACAGCGTTGCCGATACAAACAACCTTTATCGCAGGGAGGATCGCCAATATCGACGAGTGCATTCTTAAACTTCTTAACACTCGACAACCCGCATCCGCAATCCTTCCTATCACCACGCCGCAGCTGCGCTGCGCGAACCGTGACCAACGAACCGCAGTCACAACGGCAGATCCACCGCGCCCCCTTCCCCTCGCTCTCGGCTTCCGCGATCACCTCAAGCGAGTGATACACATTCCCACGCTCGTCCTTCGACCGCGAATCAAACGGCATTTGGGAACAAGGGGGGGAAGTAGCCTATAAGGGCATTGGGGGGTGGGGGGGGAAGTAGATACTTAGTATCTACTTCCTCCTCCCGACCTCCGCCGGTGAAGTAGCGGGAAGTAAATGTGAAGTAGAAAAATGTTACTTCACACATCTGGTGTCTCCCTCCGGCGAAGCCCCATCGCCCGGCGAATATTCGGGTGCGGCTCTTGAACCACGTTGCGATTCTTGACCCACAAATCAACATATTTCTTGGCAGCTTTGCGGTCGAGATCGAACGAATCCCGCAGCCAGTTGCCCAAATACCTATCCTTTCCCGCCGGGTGCGAGCTGAACGGCGACTCAATGTCCCACCGGCGCGCGATTTCTGTGAATGTTTCGCGGATTTGGTCAATATCGAGCTTGGTTCGCTCGATCAAACAGCTATTGACCTCGGCGGTGCGGTCTCTCAACAGCCCTGTTTGCTCCCGGATATAGACGGTGATGGAATCATTACCAAACTCGTTGGATTTACACACGCCGCCCTTGATCATGGACATCGGGCCGAGGGTCTCGTCTTTGAGTGCGTGTTCCGCAGCTTCGCGTTCCTCGGTTGTTGCCATCCATAGTGCGTACACCCACCGCGCACCGTCGACTAAGCCGGTCGTGCCCCGGATCGCTTCGCGAGCCTGTAAGAGTGTCTCAATCTGCATCCCACCGTCTTTCCTCATGTGGTGAGCTGCCATCACACACGCGCCGGTCTCGGCGCATAAAGCTGATACCGCTGACCACCAGACCTGTGCAGCTGCCGGGTCAGCGGTGATGTCGGCTTGGACAAACACTTGCAGCGGGTCGAGTGCCACAAACTTTAGGTTGCGGATCTTTTTCACTTCTTGGCAGAACCACAACCATTCGTCGGTCATCACATATTGACCGCCTTGATTACGGATGAAGGTGATATGACCGCCGGCGTCAGGCAGCGGGATCATGTGGAAATTCTTTTTGACGGCAGCTCGACCTTTCGGGGAAAGGATCTGATCGATCCGGCGGTGAACGGCGGTGCGTGAGTCTTCCGCAGTCACCACCACAACGGCGCCGGAGTCGACGACCTGACCGCCGAGTGCGTAACGATTGATCATGGTTTGATCGGTTGCGATGGCGATTGCCATGTCGAGAATTAGGTAAGACTTCCCTACCCCGCCCATTGAGGCCATCAGGCAAGCCGTTGACTGCGGTAAAACGTCCTTGATCAGCCACTGGATGTCGGGCGCGGCGCCCTCATACCGCTCAATCCCCCAGTCCTTAATTCGGAACGGCGGCTTGAAGGCGTCAACATCCTCATCAACTAGGCCGTCGTAATACTCCTTCAACTCCTTGGAGTGCTGTTCGAGCTTACCCATCAAGCAACCGCCGAACGTCTTGGAAAGCACCCCAAAACATCGCCTGATCAGACTCATCGAGTGCAAGCTCGGTTGCGAGTGCGTCCCAATTCTCTTCGATCTGTCCGGCATAAACAGCAATTAACGACAGCGCGTAGCGCGCTCGCTTCACCCTGTTGTGCCAGTTGATGGTTTGGTGATGACCGTTTCCGTTTTTGAGACTGCCCTCGAACAAATCGCCAATCTCAAGGCCGACTGATTCAAGAATCTCAAGGGGTGAGCAGCCGGCAAAGCAATGGATCAGCACCTTGTCGCCGGCTTCGGTGATTGCAAGGGACGGCAGCCGGTCTTCATGTGCCGGGCATTTCGCCTGATACCGGCCTTTGCTTCCGCGAACGCCTTCGAGTCGACTCAACAGCATTTCAATTTTCTGTTGCATTTATTTATCCAAAAAAATCCCGCCCCGAAGGGCGGGTAAAGGGAGGAGTAACCGGCTTGCGCCCCGGTCAGGCGTTTGTTCTGAAGACATCAGGTCGTGCAAGGCGCAAAAACTGCAATCTGGCCTTTGGAATCCCCTTGTGCCGCCATTCACTGACGGACGGCGATTTGACTTCGCACAGCTCCGCAACAGCAGCTGTGCCACCAATCCGATCAATGATTTCGGATGCGCTCGGGGTTTCGGTTTTGATCAGCTTCATAGGCCGGATAATAGGCGACCCTATTTCTAAATGCAAGTTAAATAATGTTTGCAAACATTTACCTATTATGTGTTAGGCTTGCCTACATGAATAAATTAACCAAAAAACCGCTGAAAAATATTTACCTCACAATTTCCGGTCTTTCAATCAGCAAAAAAAATTGGCACGTCAAAAAACGCGGGGTTTTCCCGCCCGAATTTTGGCACCACATCCATTGCCCTCCCTCCGCTCCGCTTGGATGTTCCAAAGGCAACACCACCGCCGTCGGTCGCGCAACGACTGAGGATATTGAAAGCGGATGGGCTGGACATCGTACCGAGCGCGAACAGAAAGAAATTTTCTTTGGTTTAGAAAAATCACAACCGGCACTTCAAGTAGAAACAAACCGCGCACAACTTTTTAATTTGCAATGGTCACGCTGTTGGCAACTTCGCGCATTGAAAGGATGGACGCCGCTTGCGGCACTCGAACTTAAGATGCTCGTGCAACAGCACGAATATTCTGATGAAACTTTTGACCGATTTGGCGCGCCACATTGGTGGACGCTTTCGCAGTCAGGGTAAACAACAAAGCCGTTTCGGAATTCCGGCTATAAAAAAACCGTGAGAAAAAATGAACACAAAATCGAGTACAAGAAGATGGGACAAGTTATACAGCTGCATGACCGGGGGTGCGACATGAGCGCCACTTGGCATGAGCGGCTCAAAGAAAAACGACTTGCTTTGGGTCTGACAAAAACAGAGCTTGCAAAACGTTGTGGCGTGTCACAACCCACCGCGCAGCATTGGGAGTCCGGGGAGATCAAATCGATCTCGAGGGAAAACTCAAAGAAGCTCGCAGAAGTTTTGGAAACGACCGAGTCTTGGTTGTTCGAGGGTGTGCAACGCACCTCAAGTGACACCGATCAATTGTCGGGGCTGACCCCCGCCCAACGGATCGAAGTACAAGACCTGATCGACACTTTCCGCAACACAAATGAGGATGCAAGGCGCTTGGTTGCCGAGCTTGATAAGGTCGGAAACGGCAGCTGACGCCCTAGCCTGACCTATTAGAAACCGGCCTTTGGGCCGGTTTTTTGTGCCTATTAAAGAAGGTTTGCCTATTTTTCATAGGTTGCACTAGAATAGGCTAACCTATAAACAACCGAGAAATGAAATGGCGATAGATTTTAAAACACCCGCCGAAGTTGCAAAAGACCGAGGCATCAAAGCCACCGTCTACGGATACCCCGGGGCCGGCAAGACTTGTTTGACTTGCACCACCGGCGAACCGACCCTGCTGATCTCAGCTGAAGCCGGGCTGCTGTCGATCAAAGACGCAACAAACGTCAGCGTGATTGAGGTGTCCTCACTCGAAGGCATCACCGAAGTCTTTGCACACCTTAAAGCAAACCCCCGCGAGTTCAACTGGATCGCTCTGGATTCGATCAGTGAGATTTGCGAGCGGATTCTCGAGAGCGAGCTTAAAGGCACAAAAGACCCGCGCAAGGCATACGGTGAGATGGCGAACAAATCCATCGCACTGATCAAAGCCTTTCGTGACCTTCCCACCAATGTCGTGTTCACGGCAAAGCTCGACCGCGAAAAAGATGACTCGACCGGCGCCATGCTCTACACCCCCGGCGCACCGGGGCGTCAGGTATCTGCACAACTCCCCTACTACGTTGATCTGGTTCTTGCGCTTCGAGTGATACCGAATCAGGAAGGCGTCCACGAGCGTTGGCTGCAATCGTCGCAAGACGGTCAGTGGCTCGCGAAAGACCGCAGCGGCAAGCTCGATCCATTCGAGAAGCCCTCCCTCAAACACATTGCCGACAAAGTGAAAGGCAATGTCACCAAAACCGCCGCGAAGAAAGCGGCTTAACAAAGGAAAAATAAAAATGGGTTCAATTGGATTGGCAGAACTGCTGCCCGAAAACGAAAACACCGAGTTTGGCGACATCCCTGACGGCACCTACGCCGCCGAAATCTCAGGCTCGGAATGGCGAACATCGCAAGCGGGACACGAATATGTGTCGGTCGAGTTTACGCTGACTGACGCACTCGCCGGTCGCAAGATCTGGAGCAACCTCAACTTTCGGCACCCAAGCGAGACCGTTCAAGAAATCGCGATGCGAACCGCCAGTGACATTGCGCGCGCGGTTGGCCTTCAAGGACTTCAAGAGCCGGGCGATCTGATCGGGCATGAGCTGATGATCAAAACCGGCGATGACTCCAAGAAGCTCCGAAAGGAAGTCAAACGGTACATGGCGAAAGAGCGAGCGTCGACACCACCACCAACGGCAGCTGCGAACGGCGCCGCAACTGGTCAGGCGCAAGGCCCATATCCGTGGGAGGCGTAATGGACAACGCTTTTATTTTGCTCGTGTACTTCATTGGGTTCGCCGGAATCCTCACCATCGTTGGCGGGATCGCCGAGGCTTGGCATGACAGAAAAACGAAAGCTCGGCGCTGAAGCCGACAAGGTCTTCAAAGATATTCGCGAAGAACTCGCGAGCTTGCTCGACAACACGATTGAAAACGCGGAGCGGATGCCCTCGCCGGATCTTTGGTCGGACTTCTCGTCCGGCCTCGGATTCTCAATCGAAACTTTACAGAATTATTGCGATGAACTCGAAGCAATTTCAAAAAGAGCCTACTGGCTCGAAGTCCAAGAAACAATGGAAAGTTTGCCCCGCTGAGATGAGCCGACTTTCAAAACTTTTCACATGGGAGGCAATCATCATGGCGCACATCGCACTGCTCGTTGTGTTTCTGCTCGCCGGCTGTTCAACGCATCACTCACTCACTGTTGGCGACAACACGTATGTCGGCTCAGTGTCGCTCGGAAAAATTCAACATGACTGAAACAAAAACAAAAGAAGCAAGCAATCGAAACGTCTTAACTCGTGAACAGTGGGAATCAAAGTATCGGTGGTTCTGGATGCAATTTATTGGATGGGGTTGCCTGATCATTGTCTGCCTTCACATGATGTTGGGCTGCGTTGAGATTGGTGGATCGACCGCTGACGTTTGCTCCGGCACCGAGTGCGGGACGCACGACGAATCTGACAACAGCGACAACACCAACAACTCAACCACGACAAATTAATGAAACCCCGCAGCTCAATTTTTTGTGGTGAAAAATAAGGCATGGTTGGTCTGTGAGCTGCGGGGTTTTCACCGAGAGAGAAAATGGCATTAGTCAACGAGTACCCGACAATCGCGGCGGTGATGGATCAGATGCAAAAAGATCATCACACCGAGCTGCGTGGATATGTTCAATGTAGCGGTCTTGGATCTAGTTGCGAGCGACAGCTCCAATATCAATTTTGGTGGGCGTCCCAAGAGATTCACCCGGCATCGACCTTGATGAAGTTTGATGACGGACACCGAACCGAGGATCTCACTAACAAACGATTCAAAGCAACACCCGGTGTCGACCTTCGCCCCTTCGGGCCAGACGGACGGCAATGGGGCGTGGCGAGTTTGTCCGGGCATCTGCGCGGTCACCTTGACGGACTTGTCTTAGGACTTCTGGAAGCGCCAAAGACTTGGCACGTTTATGAGGTCAAATGCGTGGGCGATGCGCGGATGCGTAAGCTCGAGCGGCTGCTCGTGAAGCATGGCGAGAAAGAAGCACTGAAAGAATGGTCAAAGGTTTATTACACCCAAGCGCAGCTCTACATGGGGTTGACCAAACTCAAACGGCATTACCTAGTCTGCTGCACTGCCGGCGGTCGGGACATGATCAGTGTGCGTACCAACTTCAACAAGAAAGATTTCCTCGAGGCGTTCGAGAAAGCATCAAGGCTGTTGAAAGCTAACGAGCTGCCGCCCCGCCTTTCGGAAGACCCCGAATTTTTTCAGTGTAAGTGGTGTCAGTTTAGCGAGCTTTGCCATGAGAAGAAAACAGCCAAAGCAAACTGTCGAACGTGCGCGCACTCAACACCAGTGGTCGACCCCGACACAATGGAAACAAAAGACTTCGGTGTTTGGCGCTGCGAGTTCCACAACAAAAAGATCAGCATGAAGGACCAGAAGAAAGGTTGCCCGAAACATTTGTTCAAGCCTGACCTGATTCCGTGGGCGACCGTGAAAGAGATGGACAAGGAAAGAAACCGAATCACCTATCAGTTCGATGGTGGTGATCAAACCTTTACCAATTGCGAATTAAACAACTGGAGCGATCGCGACTTTACTTCAAAAGACTTGCAGTGGCTCGACCCTGACAAGCTCGTTAACGATACCCATTACTTAACAGCGATGGCGGCGTTCACGCCCGGCGCAGAGATCCTCGAGGTCAAGCCGCCTGACAACGGCGTTCCCTTTGACGATGACATCCCATTTTAGGAGATCAACCATGCCAAGAAATACAAGCACCGTGGTGTACCGCCAAATCAAACAAGCCGGCGTTACGCTCAAACAAGAAGATCAAATCCTCGCGTGTCTCGGCGAGTCGATGTTCACTGAAGACATGACCCTTAAAGAGATCAGCCGTTTGACCGGTCTTGAAATCAACGCAGTGTCAGGTCGCGTGAATGGATTGAAAAAATCCGGCAAGGTTAAAGAAGCTCAGAAGCGCAAGTGCCGGGTAACCAATCGCTTTGTGACGCCGGTTTATGTTGTATGAGTAATGACTACCTGACCGGCAAAGAAGCTGCGGAGTATTGCCGGATGTCTTACACGCACTTCATCAGGAACCGCCGAAAGCTTGGCATCCCGACTTTCCCTTTCATGGGGAAAAAGCTGTACCGCAAAACAGACCTAGTTTCCGCTATAGAAAAGCACCTTTCTGCTTGATGGTCTGACCAGTTGTGCTAGGGCATTGACCTATCTAGGGCAAAGCCCCATACTGCAGTCATGGCAGTAAACAACAACCGAGGAACAGAATGAGTACTAGATCAAACATCGTAATTCTAGATGGCAAAACCCGGGTAATTTTCTACCGTCATTGGGACGGCTATCTTGCCGAGACCGGCAAAGACATTGCTCAAAAACTTATCGACGCGCAGCTAAATATGATAACAAAGAATGAACTTCTTGTTAGTTTCGCGAGTGATGAAAACTACGAGATCACCAGTGGGATTCACGGCGACATCGAATACCTTTATGAAATTCATCTTGGCAGTAGTTTCACCGGTGACAACAAAGTTCTTGAAGTAAACATTCGATGGAACGACCGTAACCGGTCGCGAGTCGCCGGGCTTCGAAAGGATTGGACGAACCTTACTAACCTCGATCTTCAAAGTCCTGAACAGTTTGCCGGGTCGGTCAACGATGCGATTGAAGAAATGAACTCAATCATCAGGGCCGAAAATAAACATCGCCCTAAAGAGTTCGCCGAAGACGGCATTGCAGAAAAGATGAAAATTGAAACCAACGAGGCAGCTTAAATGAAAATGGAAAGTGAAAATGGAATTGGCACCGTGAACGTGGTGCGACACATCATCCTCAAAAATTTCTGGGAGGTCTACGTTACGGATTACGATCATAACGATCCGGATCTTGCTGAAGCGGTGGTGTACGGATACGAAACCGAACTCGGTGACGTTCGACTCTCTGACTACAAAAAGATCACAATTTCGGATACGACCGAGCTTGATGGACTTGCCCCGGCTCCGGGTTGGAAATGGGTGAATTGAAAAATGACAGCGTCCAAAGTTACACTGCGGCCTATGACCGCGAAATCTCGCTCGACGCTGATGCGTCTAATCAAGAAGCATGGCCTGACTACTCAGGCCATCGCCGAGCTGTGTCTCGTCGAGCGCGGCACCGTGGAGTCGTGGCGCAAGTCGCCCGATGTCTCATCCCACCGCACCATGCCACCCGGCTATCTCGAGCTGCTCAAGATAAAGCTCGGAGAAAAACAAATCTAAATTTTGGTCAGACCACTATCAATTAATTGTTGACGGTAACTAGGGCAATGCCCTATTATGCAGATATGGCAATGAAACACAAAAAAACACAAACAACCGAATGGAAGTTCGAATGGATCAATAAAGACGGCGACATCATCGACCTTGATTTTTGTCAGAAATTATCCGATGTCAAAAAGCAGATAAAACTTATTGAAAAAGCTATTGAAGAAGATGACGGCAGCCCTTGGATAGATTCAGAAGATGACGCGGTACAGCTCGACATTGTTAAAGAGCGCCGATTTTATGAAGACTATGGCAACAATGACGGACACTTAATTGATATTGACATCTTAGAAACCACCACGATCAACTTAAAAAAAGAGGAGAAAAAATGAAAAGAAGCAACGTCGAAAAAGACCTTGATCTCCGGGCGCTTTCGGAGATCGAAGAAGCGATTGATGACTACCGCGAAAATTATTTGGAGAACCCGAACGATAAGTTGCACTTAATCCTTTGGGACGCGGTCGACCGGATGTTCGAAATGTCTTTCAAGCTCGAAGCAATGGAGGCAAGTTAATGAGAACTTTAGTATTAAAGCAGGGAGTGACTGAGGCTGATTCGGCTCAATCCGGAATGTGGGTTCTCGAATCCGCAATAAAGATGCAAGAGCGAAGCCTTGAATTCTTGAAAGACTCAGGAGTCGGCGCTGATGCTGATGACCTAGATAGGTGGGAACATTACACGGAACTTGTATTGGCCTACAGAATGCTTGAGAGACAATTACCGGAGGCAAGTTAATGGCAAGTGTTTATATTGACGAGCGTAAAGGCAAAGGGTACTGGTGGCTCAAAACCAACCTTCTGCCTAGAGTAAAATATTTGGGGTCAGCTTCACGCATGACCAAGAAACAAGCTGAAGAAGTTTGCAAAGAGTGGGAAGCAAAAGAGCAGCTTGCCAAATCCGGCATTGCTGTTATCGAGCCGGCAGCTCGACCGAAACGTGTGATGACCTATTCTGAATTTCTCCCGCAGCTTCTGACATGGCGCGCAACAGTTTACAGCGCAGCCGGTCACGAACACTTTACACGGCACTGCAAAACGGCGCTTCCCTACTTCGGCAATCTAACCATTGCAGATGATGTTGCGACGATTGATCTTTGGAATACCGCGTTCAACGCTTGGCAAGTCGACCGCCTAAAGGTGGTCTCACCAGAAACCGTGAAAGACGAATGGAAGGACATCAAAGCCTCGCTTTACCGGGCAGCTCGTACCGGTGGCAAGAAGGAAGGCAACCGATGGAATCTTTGTCAGACCTCACCGGTCGGCGAACTGGTGATCGCATCCAATTCAAAGACCGTCAAGAAAAAGATCAAGATCTTCACCGCCGCCGAGTTAGACAAGCTTTATAAAGTAAACCCCGCCCACGCTGCTTTTTGGAAATTCATCGCTAACACCGGGCTTCGCCGCAAAGAGCTTTCCAACCTTCGAAAGCAAGACATAATCGGCTCTAACCATAAAAGAAGGGTGCTAGTGGATCACGATCTCGAAGAAGGGATGGATACCAAGACCGGCAAAGCTCGTTCGATACCGCTCAATTCAGACGCTCTAGCGGCCTATTTTGAGATCCTAACCCTTAACCTCCCCGGTGATCGTCTTTTACCTGATTGGCGGGAGGATCGTTGGTCGAAAGTCTTTAAAGTGGATAAGTCAGCAGCCGGAATCAAATCGAGCGGAACGCTTCACGGACTGAGGCACACCTTCATCAGCGATTGCGTCAACAACGGCGTTGCCATCCATCTGGCAATGAAATGGGCCGGGCATTCAAAGCTTGAAACCACTCTCCGGTATCTCGACGTTCCCGAGGACTACGAATGGGTCGAGATGGATAAGATGGAAGAAACCAGAACCAGAACTGAAGCTGCTGTTAGTAACGTGGTCAGTCTTACCGCCCGAAGAGCTTAGAAGCTCCCCTCTCGAAACGGACGTTGCTAAGCAACGTCCGTTTTTTTATGCCTGATTTGGTCACAACTTTGGTCACAACTGGGGTCTATATCAGAAACCACTAATACAGATCAGACGTAAGTCATTGATTTTATGGAGCGGGAAACGAGATTCGAACTCGCGACCCCAACCTTGGCAAGTTCCTGCCGGAGTCTATTATTACAGTGTTTTTTGCGACTGTCTAGGAGTTGCAACTGCTTAGAGCTGCTTGGAGCTGCTTGGGGTTGTTCTATTTTGGTCACAACTTTGGTCACAACTTTTACGCAGCTTCACCTTTGGTGTGACGCATCTGATCGAGCTTATCAAACAAGCCGTCAGGCATATCCGAGAACCATCCGGCGGCAGAACCTCGGGCGCAAAGGATGTCGATTACTTGAGCTTTCGATTTTGCGCTCATTAGCTGCGAATGGAATTGCCCCGCCGGGGGAATGGGATTCGGGTTTATTTTCATTATTGTTGTGCAGAGTCCGGGGGTTTCAAAAATAGTTTGAGGATAATTTTCGGTGTTCATGGGTCACCTATTATGGCGTCGATTCTCTCGACAGAAATTTGACTAGAATTACGCAGCCTTTTGGCATAGCGAGAATTCCGGCAATGTCTCCATCTTCTGTGATTGACCCACCTATCTTAAGATACTTCTCGCTGTCTTCAGCCAGATAGCCGACGCTAGTGACCGTTACGCAATCTGTGTCAGTCGCCCAAGACGCATCTTGGGCAATATCTTCCCAAACAACTTCAACCAGTCTTGGTGTCACGCTTATTCAGCTTGAAGGGTGAAGGCACCAACCAACCAAGAACGATGAAAGCAAGCGCGCAGATCCCGAGCCATTTGCCACTAGTGGCGAACAACACCGCCAGTGCGCCCCACCCGCTCGTCGCCTGTTCTGGAGCTGACGGCAATGAACTGGGTGCGTCAGAGATTACCGCGGCGGTAAGACCCCCGGCAGCAGCTCCGGCTGCGACTGCCGGCAAGGTGCCGGTCACAACTGAAGCTGCGGCGCCGGTAGCGAGTGCAGCTCCCGAAGTCCACGCCATCTCTTTCATTGACGAGCAAGCTGAAATCATTAGGACAAACCCAACCACAATAAGGATAAAGAATACTTTTTTAGTTTTTTGATCAAGCTCGTTGAGCCATTCGTTCAAACCTTTATAGGGATCAATCATCAGCCGGACATTCACAAAGTTTTTGATCAAGCTCTTTTGAGATCCGTTTGTTTGCCTCAGTCAGAAACTCAGGGAGGAACCACGGGCAAACGGCATGAGCTATCCCGACTACTCCGCTACCAATAAAAAGGCCGGAGATAAACCCGGCCCTTTTTGCGTGCTGCCAATATTTACCTTTGGCGTGGTTGTGTTCAAAGATCTTCATTCACTTTTTTGATTTAGCTTTTTTTGCATTTTTGCTCGCGTATGACTGTGCATCTTTTTTGCCCTTTGCCGTGTAAGGGAACTTCTTATTTCCAACTTTTGGCACTTTTATCTCCTTATCTAATTTTTGTAGCAAGAACTTTGTCGAGCATCTGCTCGATTGACTCAAGGCGAAATTCCATTACGTCAACGCTTTTGATAGCCGTTGCCAGATTGCCTTGATCTGTTACAAGTTTCTGAAGGTTATGAATTTCAAGCTGACACTTCTGTGCATCTTCTTGAAGAGCGTTTATCTGAGCGGTGTGTTGACCGCCTTGTATTCCACCGAGCCTTTCGACTTCGGCTGAAAGTGATGACGCCCACCAAATCGCGCCGGTCGTTTGACCGACAAGAAAAATGATTGCGCCGATTAAATAGGTTGGGATATTCATGCGTTTAGCCACCTCGTGATAAGCGAAGCGCCAGATGCTGTAACTGTGGTAATTGCAATTAACAATCCAATCCCCAAGCCTCTTTGGGTATGCAGTTGCGCCTCAAGATTTGTCATTCTTGTTGTCATCTCGTGCATCATTCTTTCGGTTGATTCAACCTTTTCAATGAGCCGCCCGATTTCTTTTTCAGATATGTCCGTCAACCTTCAAAGTTCGCTTCAACCGGAAAGGTTGGGTTAGGGTTTAACGAAAACGAAGTGCCGTTAGATGCACCACCGAAAACTATGCAAGCCTGTTCTTTTTCTTTGGTGCGCTTCGTTACGACAACGGTGCTTGTGGTTGAGTCGTGATTGACAAAAAGAATTATGCTCATTGATGGAGTGAGGTGCGAAATCACCATCGGGATTTCGCGGTAATCTTTTTCAAGAATCTCCATCATCCGAACGAACGAGTCGACACACATAAACGTCATTGGAGCGGCGAACTCATACATACCCTTGGGCATCGGTTGTTGCGAATGTGCAGACGAAAAAAAACCGCCTATCAAGGCGGCTGTCAGCGCGAAGGCTTTGATCATGGTTTCGGATACTTTGTTTTAACCGCCTGTCGATCCGCTTCCAACGCAGTAACAGATGCCATGCGTTCTTCGACCACGCCTTCCCATAGAGCAACGATCAATTCGTCAATAGACGGATACTCTGCCTGTCGATCACGTTGGTATTGGGTAGCGGGTTGTTCGGCAACATAAGAATCCCACGCCGATTGCAGTTCTGCTTCTGTTGGTTGTGGGTCTGATCCACTCCACTCAATAAAATAATGTGGAGGATTAGACTGATTAAGTCGGTAGCGGTTTCCATTAAGACCTAATCTGTTAATGCAAATATTAATATCCATGATTAAGCCTCTTTAAAAATTTTAACTACGGAATAAATGTCTGGAGTATCCGACCAGTAACCACCATGTGAAATGCCAAACGCAGAAGTGCTAGTCTTTGTGGTTCTGCACCTATGTTGCAATTCATAAGTATTAGACGCAGAAGCAGTATGTCTCATACTGACAATTACAGATCCCCAATGATCTCCACCAGTTTGACTAAAATTATTTATTCCGGGATAAAGCGTAGTTCCAGTTACATCATAAATTGCAAGTTGATGCTGTTGAATATAAGCCGCAGTTGAAAATGCTTCAATCCAATATGTTCCCGCACCTAAAGTAAATTGATTGGCAGAAAGAGTTACTATTGAATCTGGATCAGCATGAACAGTATTTAAATCTCTTGTTCTCCATGCTCCAGATGTAAAACTTCCGCCATTCGTACCTACTGTTTTTTGATCGTAAATAATTGCATAACTTGTAAATAACCCAAACCCACTAGCCGTACCGTTGTTAGTAATCGTTCCACCACTAGGAATCGTTAGCCCACTGTCCTTAATTGTGACCCCATCAACAACAACTCCATTAGCAGAAGTTCTTTCGGAGATCGTGTCAACTTTTACTTCACTCATTTAGGGTCTGCCTCCTTGACGGCTTCAATGGCATCTAACCAAGTGCGTGAGCCTTCTGTTTGATCGTGAAACATCATGTCCATTTGTTCTTGCCAAGATGGATATGCTTCGGCTCTTGCTCTTGAATAATCTTCTTCTTTTTGTAAATACCCGCTTTGTTCAATTTCAGACCATGCTGTTTCTAGTTCTGCTTGTGTTGGTTGCGGATCAGAACCACTCCACTCAATAATCTCATGCGGAGTGTTTGACTGGCTTAATCGATATTGATTGGCGTTAAGACCTAAATGAATAATGCAAAGACTAATGTCCATTACGCCTCCTTGTAAATTTCGACGAAAGTGTATTTTTCGACAACGTTACCAGTATCAGCACCACCCTCGAACCCAAACCCATAAGTTGCGTACCCAGTTGCACAATGGTGACGTATTTCGTAAACATTAGACCCGCTAGGAGTTACTCGCGCCATTCCGGTCGAAGGATCAGATTCACCGTCATAAGTATCACCCCATCGTGCATCTCCATATTCGATGTACGCTGTTCCTGTAACGTCATAAAGTGCCGCTTTATGCCTACCAACTCTTGCGGCGGGCGCAGACCACTTTATAAGATATGAACCCGCTCCAAGAGTAAATTGATTGCTTGAAATTGAAACAATGCCATCGGGGTCAGCAATTTTTGTATTCAAATCTCTGGTTCGCCACAAAGCATTTGCAAATGTGCCTCCGGCAGTGCCTGATGATTTCTGATCGCAAATAAGAGCATAAGAAACAAACCCGCTACTAAACCCAGAAGCAGTTCCACTGTTTGCAATCGTCGCACCCGATGCAATGTCGAGAGTCGTGCCTGATGGGATCGTGACCGTGGCTCCTGTCGCGGCTGATATTGAATTTGCTTTAAGTAGACTGGACATTACAGACCTCCTGACAGTGCGTTAATTTCTGCGTCAGAAAGACCTAGTGCGGACAATTTATCTCTTGCACTTTGACGATCTAAATCTGCTTGAGTTGGTTCTGGTTCGGGTTCGGGCGGTCGTGCTACAAATGCGCCGTCAGCGTAAACACCGCCGATATATGCGTTAGCATCTGCTTCAATAAAAACGCCGTCTACGTTGTATTCAGAACTGCCATCCCATTCAATGATGTTGTCAACGATGCCAGAGTTAACGATTGCGTATTTCATCTATTTGTACTCCTCAATAATGCAAATTCCGCTTGCTCCCGAACCGCCTGTTCCTTGTTGTCTACCGCCCCCGCCACCTCCGGAACCATATCCAACTGCATCTCGACCGGTAAATTCGTAATAAGCCATTTCTCCACCGCCACCTAATATTGTGCTTCCGCCTTTTGATCCTAAGTTATAACCATAAAAATGAGGACAATCTCCGGCTTCCCCAACAAGGTTTATATCGCCACCAGATGCAGAACCATGGGAAACTTGATCGCTATCTCCTCCGCCCGCCGTTAAAGTCAAAGATGTGTCAACGTAAGTGCTATTGCCCCCATCAGTACCAACCGCAGAGAGTGCTCCCACACCTCCAGAACCTATTGTTATTGTTGCGGTTGAAATTAAAGAAACATCATGAGCATATTTAATTACTGTTCCACCTGCTCCGCCCGACCCTGCGCCGTATTGATTAGTCGCCCCTGCTCCACCTGCTCCCCCACCAATTATTGTTATATTTATTTTTGTAATGCCAGACGGCTTTGTCCACGTTCCGCTTGAAGTAAAGGTTTGCACCGAAGCAAGACCACTATCAAATCCAGAAGTCGTAGCAGATGCGTGAACTGCAACGGTTGTCCCTGCCCCACCCAACGTAAGCGTTGAGCCTGATTCTTTGTCGATAGAATTTACGTTTATAGATCCCATCACACGATTACCAGAGTTGATCCGCTAGGGATGGTTATGGTTCCCGAAATAACGAGAGGCCCCGCGCTCACGCCGTTAAAATTTGTCGTCATGGTGTAATCCTCAGAGATGGTAATTTCATTTTCAAAGACAAACGCCTCACCGTTCCCGCCTGACGCGCCCCCACCAATTGCGCCCCATGCTGATCCGTAGCCTTCAAACCCGGCTGTCGTTGAGTTGTAGCGAATCATCCCCGCTGACGGTGAACCATCCCGCTGTGCTGTGGTTCCTGCGGGGAGTTGTCCTGATCCGGTAGCGGAAGTTTTGGCAACGACTGTTGCAGCGTCGAGCGCAACGTCTGCCCAACTGCTACCGTCATAGACGCGCATTCGATTTGTCGAGGTGTTGAAATACAGATCCCCGGCAGTTAAAGCTGCGCCGTCATTGTCAACCGTTGGATCGCTCGACTTCGCTCCAAGGTAGATGTCATCGAAATTGTCGAGTGCCGCCTCTGCCGCAGCTTGCGCTGTTTCCGCTGCCGTCTTTGCAGTTTCAGCTGCGGTTTTTGATGTGGCAGCGTTCGACTCGCTTGTTGCAGCATTGGTTGCTGACGTGGCCGCCGCCGTTGCAGATGTCGCAGCGTTACCGGCCTGAGTCGTTGCTGTTGCGGCTTGAGTCGTTGCTGTTGCAGCTTGCGTGGTTGCGGTCGCTGCGTCAGCTGCGGTCGAGACAGCATCGGCAGCTGTCGAAACGGCATCAGCGTTTGTTGCAACTTTATCGGCGGCAGTGCTGACTGCATCGGCAGCTGTTGCGGTCGCGTTTGTTGAAGCTGACGATGCACTTGATGCTGCTGCCGTTGCGCTCGTCGAGGCCGCAGATGCTTGCGTTGTCGCTGTTGTCGCACTGGTAGCGGCTGAAGTCGCGCTAGTGGCTGCGGCTGTTGCACTGCCGGCAGCTGCGGTTGCTGAAGCGGCGGCTGCCGCTGCATCGGTTGAAGATGAAGCTGCGTCGACCAACAGCGCCCACTTCGCGGAATCAGTGTTCGTTGTAAGCGGTTGCGCGCCACTTGAGGTGTGTGACGTTAAGCAAATGAAGATGTTATCCGTTGAGGTGTCTTTGACAATATCGCGCGTCACATAGGCGGTTGAAGCTGCCCAGTTGCCTTCATAGTTGCCGATCTCAACCGTGGTGATCAGGTTGCCGGCGGCATCAAAACCGAACACCTTGTTGGCCCTTTCAGCCGCTGTGCCGGTGACTTCAACGTTACCGACATCTGTTACCGTCAAAGCGAACTTAATCGACCGAGCTGCTTCCTCGTCCTGTTCCTGTTCTATAAACGTCAGCCGGTCGACAGAGTCCTCGAGTGTTTCTGCGGGAAACCTATCATAATCGTTCCAATCGTTTGATTGGGTGCGCGCCAAGCTTCGAGCAATGACTACGATGGCACCGTTTACCGGGATGTTGCCGGTCGTGAACACCACATTCCCGCCAGAAGCTGTACCGGCGTTAGTGACCGTATAGTGCGTTGTGAGTGTTTTCTTGACCCCGCCAACGTAGACTTCGAGATCGCCGTCAGCATAGATCTTGAAGGTATAAGCGAACGTGTCGTTCGTGCCGTTACCTGTATAACTGACCTTTGATGTCGTTGTGGAAACTGTCATTTTTTTGCCTTAATTTCTAAAAAGGGGTTGTTCACTTTTCGGCGTTAATACTTCGACACCGGCATCTTCAAAAGCTTGATCTGCTGCATCTCTTCCCATCATTCTTCTAGCTTCGTTTTGTTGAATCAAAAGAACAGCATCTAGAATTTCTGGGTTTTCTGCTTTCAAAAACTCTCGCGCTGCTCGATCAAATCCGTTTTGGATCTTCTTGATCATCTCAACTCGCGCATAGTCCGTCACCATTGGTGAGTTGTACTGATCCGAGATCATTAAGTTTTGAATAGCTCCTGCAAAGGTCACCCCGCTACCTTTGGGCTTTATTCGCTCCTTCCAATTTGCGTTTGGGTCATAAGACGGTAAAGAAGCGCCGATAACATTGTTCTGATCATCAAGCTCGAGCTTTATTCCATTTCTTGAAATGATTTGGAAATCATGCTTCTGCTGTGCATTTAACTTATGCCCACCAATAATTGCAGTTCCTTTTGTGACCGGGGGAATCCGAGTTGATTCAAACAGACGGTTATACTCTTGGAAGGTTGGATCATCTGAAACCTCTTTAGTCTTTAGCGGTAGATTCATGAGGTGGTCATAAGGAATATATTCACCGTGAATCCCTACTAAGGCGGGAAGGTCTTTTGAAAAATAGGGAAGCTGATTCTTTAAACGCTCTAACAGTGTTTCAGTTGTTCGCATCATCGGATCAATCATTTTGCGAATATCTCGCCGGATTCCAGACAGCGGCAATTGCGCGTTAATGAAAGAAGCTTGCCAACGTTCTAGGTATCGTTCGGGATCTTGAGTGGCGCTGATTGCTTCATTTATTCCCCGCATATAAGTCTTGTTGATCGTGTTCTCATAGACGCCTAACGTGAGTGCAGCTCCAACATCCATGATTTGTTCCATCTGAGATTCATCCAAATCCATGTGTTGTGAAGCTTGTAAGATTTCATAAAAGTCAGCCATCAATCCAATCTGCAAGCTGAAAGGCTCTAACCGATCAAAAGACATATATTTGGATGGATTCCCATACTCATCACGCTCCACCACAAAAGAGCGGGGAGGAACAACCTCTCGCGTTGCGTCCCGAGCGCCAAATTCTTTCGGCCCCGACCCTGTTACATATCCATTGGCTGCGAGTACCCCGATTGTTGCGACCGTCATAGTTCCAACGGTCATTCGAGACTGAGCCATTTGCATTCTTTCCATCTGCTCACTGCTCAATTGCGCTTTGCCGATTTCCGGCTCTGGATATAAATCTTTTCTTACCGATTGTGAAAGAAACCCAAGCGGCGTATCTTCAAGAAATCCAATTTTAAATATCTGTGCAGGAGTTCTAAAAACCGGAACTAACAATCTTCCGAGTGTGAACTGATTTAGCATTTTCTGAGTTGAACGACCCCATTCACCGAGGGGGTTTGTGAAAGTCTGGTATTCACCAAATTCTTTCATCCTTAACAACGTATCTTGATCCGGGTTTGCCATATACTGCTGCAACCGGACATCTTGCTCGGCAGCACTCAACCCTTCAGCTCTTGCGTCTTTAGCAGCTTGCCGGTACGCGAGCTGCGCCCAGTGACCACCTTCGTTCGTTACTTTATATAGCGCATCTGTCGGGCCGAGAATTCTCTCCATTGGTGCGCGAGCGATATGACCATAAACGTTGATCGCTGCGCCGGCAGCCGACTTTGGGTCGTAGCCCAGAGAGGTTGCAGAAATTGCTTTATCTTTTGCACCTTCAAATTTCGCGGTGCCGCCATACGGCTCGCCGGTTCTTAATGCAATGACGAAAGCTTGGCGCGCTCGATTGAAAGATGCGAATGAACCTATTAAATAAGCCATTGCTTCACCCTTCTCGACAACAGCAGCATCTCCCATTGTCCAACGCCCTAACCGAGCTGCGACAGCAAGATGAGTGGCGTGTCGACCGATCATCAAACCGTTGCCAAAAAAATTGACGCCGAAAGTAGAAAGGCCGGATAGAATTGATCCTGTCATGTTCTCGGCAATTGCCGCGCCCCATTTACTTATGCCCGACTTCTGGGCAGCAACCGTCTTATTGACGCCAATCAATCCTTGAGCTGCCATAACTTGATCAGCAAGGCGCGCAACATCAGCGGCGCTCCCATAATGTCGGGTCAGCTCATCGATATGCGCTTGCGATAGATCTTTCATATCTCCGATAGATTGCCCGGAGATTGCACGAAGTGAGCGACCGGCTTCAGCTCTGGCGCCCATCCATTTCACAACCAACTCTTTGTGAATGTTCCAGTTCCGCAAAAATTCTAGTTCAGCAACTGGTAAATCATCACCGGTTGCTTGGCGTCTGAAATTAGTCGCAGAAGCCTTTAGATTTTCGGCAGACTTTAAAACAAGGAAACGCGCAGCTTTAAGCTCTTCAGCAGATAACGCGGTTCCCGGCCCAGTGGTCATAAATTTTTTCGCAAACTCAGGATCGTTGGAAAAAACCCTAGCAAGCTTGAGCTGCTCTTCTTCGGTCACGACTCCACGCCGCTGTTTATCTATCTCGACGCGATAGCGTTTTGCAATCGCCATTTGAGCTTTATTAAAATCTTCAGCCGAAGTTATGTTCTGGGGGTTTAGCTGCCAAGATTTCGTTGTGTCAAAGTCTTGGTAATCTGCTTGGCTAAGAAGGGAGTCAAGCTCATCAATCTTGTCTTGGCGTAGCTCTGGAGTGTCGAGCTTTTCACCATCAACTCGAATCGGTCGGTCTATCGCTTCATTAACATCAACCTTGATGAAAAAGTCATCTTCGGTTTTGGGTAAATTTTTAAATCGGAGATTTTCGGGAACCGCATCCCCCATATTTGCCTTGCCAATCCCAATGGCTGTAGTGATCGGGCGCGCAATAGCGCGAGCTACATTTCCCAGACCGGCGACTAAAACCTGATCTTCTTCTGAATCTCCGAAGGGTTGATCCATCCAAGAATCAATTTCAAGCTCCCCAGAAGCAGAAACCCCGGCGGGTGCCGGGGTTTCAGTGGAAGTTTGCGGGATTTCTTTATTAAGAATATCTGCGTTTTCGATTGCCATTATCTACACTCGATAAAATGTTTGCGCTGTCGATTTTGTTTTTATCAAACTCGGCGTGGATAGATCTTATTCTGGTTGGATCAAAAATTATGAAGTGTCGCTGCCCTTCTACACCGTCCATGTTTTTAAACACGCCGGCGTCCATATCTATAGCGTCATATCCAAGATCATGGTAAACCTGAGAAACAACTGTTCCGGGGGATGCGTCTGCACCAAGGTTTGCCATATGGTCTCGCAAGATTTTTTCAAACTCAGAAGCGCCCATGCCTTCCTGATCCATAGCTGCTTCTAAAAGTTTTCCCTGCAGCTCATTAGTATCTGGAACGCCCCACTGGTCAGCAGCTTCGATGGTTGCTTCAAGAACATCCATAAACTCCCCGGATGGGTCAAAGATTTCTTCATCTGGATCAGAAGGATCTAATTCCCAGAAAGTTTCTCTTTCGCCATCAAGAGTGTAAGCATCATCATCGCCAACGCGCACAACCTTATCTGTGCGAAGCTTAACTGGGTAAACAACACCGTCATTTTCGACGCCAAGCAGCTTTCTAGCTGCATCGATTCCGTCTTTACCTTCAAGATCGGGGAAGGCACTTTCCGCGACAGTCTCGAGCCTGATGTTTAAATCAGGGCCACTGCCACTGTAGTTGTCGGATGCGTCTTCGAGGCTCGTTGTAAAGTAATGACCGAGACCGTAGTGATTGTCGGGATTGCCAAATTTATCGCTAAATTCAGTGAAATCCCGAGTCGATCCGTGAAAGAAGGTTTCATCACTGAAACCAAGGTCAGCAGCTCGCTGCTCTCTTAGTCGTTCGGGAGAAAGACCACTGGCGGCCCCTTCCGTTTGCGCTCCTCCGCTTCCACTTCCTTGCGGGCTTTCGCCATAATCTCCGGGGTTATCATTCGTGACCGAGGATCCACGAAGTTCTCGGATTGTTTTTGCTTCTTCATTTAAGTTACCTCTTTCTAAGATCATATTATAGACCATCGGATCCCATACTTCGACTGAGCCGTCTTCACCTTTTCGCGCTGCAATCACTAAAGACCCGCCGGAATTATCCATAATGACGCCTTGATCTGCAGCTTCAAGATAGGCTCGGGTATTTGCGTTAAATCCCTTATGAGTCCTCCCAATTGCCTGTAGGAAAGGGATGCGACCTGAGTTATAGAATCGCCCTAGGTTACGCATTGCAGCTGTTCCTGCGTCAACTGAGACCCCCATAAACTGAATCTCGTAGCCTTTTGACCTCAACAACTCCATTAATGCCAAATTCTTCTCAGGATTTGCCATTGTTTTGTCAATCAAAACGTTTCGACCGTCATTTACAGCGCGCTCAAGCAAAAGATCCCCAACGTCTGAAGACTCTTCGTGGGTTTGCATAGCTGCCCGATAGTCTCCTTCGCGCTTGATTGTCTTGTAATCTGAAAGCTGTTCTTTTATATCGTCTGGGTTGATGTTCACATATTGGCGATCTGGGATTGCGCCGCTTTCAATTCCCGATTTAAAGCCAGTTGTTTTGCCGGCACCGCTGCCGCCGCCTAAAAAGACAGCGACCTTTTTCTCACCTTCAGCGGGAATGCTGTCGCCAGATTTTTCGATAGCCTTGTTAATAATCCGGTTGTGCGATTGAGTTCGAATCGCCTTATAGACCGGGCGCCCTTCATGCCCAAATGTTGGATTGAAGAATTCGCTTTGCTCGCCAAAGCCTTTCTTATTTCGGGCCTGACTGTCTTGTGCAATAAGTCTGTGATTGTCAGCAAGAGTTGGTGCTAGATCAGGAAAGTTAAAATTTTCTGCGTCAACATCAAATGCAGCTTCATCAACTCGAACATTTCGTTGAAGTTTGCCGTTTTTGTTTACTTCCTCAACAATAAGATCAGGTCGATCAGGAACCGGAATATCGGGTCGAGGTCGAAGCCGATTGACTGCCATTCCCGCTGCGGGGATAGCTGCGCCGATAGTTGTTCCCAAAACGATTGTAGGTGCAGATTCCAATAGCCACCCTGATAGATCGCTAAAAGCCTCTCGATCCCCAAGCTCTGCGTCTATTCTTTCGCGATAAACTTGATCGGCTGCGGTATAGCTTCCACCCTCAAAGGCGCCAATCGCCATGCCTGTTCGGGAAAAAGTGCCATGCGCTGCGTGTTCAAGCCAAGCCTTCACTCCGCTTTTGACAGCTGACCGTCCCGAAAATTTCGCGCCGAGACTGGCGAGCGTAGTAATACCGCCATAAGTCGTAGGATCTTGGAAAACATTTGAAAAACCTCTTTTGACACCTTCCCAAGTGACATCTTTCTCGTCGTAGGTGTTCATCAACAGCAAGAAGGCAAGCTTGCCGCGATCATCAAACTCTTGAATCCTTGAAAGGTAGCCAACCATACCGACTGTATCTTCTTCAGCCCACGGCGCATCCATATTAAAGAATGAGTAATTGAATGCACCCATTTGATCGAGGCCATAGTCGGCTGCTTCTTGATCAGTTCCAGAGAACTTCTTGCCGTTGTTTTGGTTGTATAAAACCCTACTGGCGAGAATCCACTGTGGATTTTGGCGAAGATCATCTTCTGTTGTATTGAAATTCTCGTCGTTGGTCGTGTTAATCCAATCTCTCATTGATTGATTTTCAGCTTCTGTTTGCGCTTCAAACCGTTCGTTGATTTGCTGATCGGTGAGCATTGGTGGCGTCCAATTACTCATCTATTCATCCTCTGGAGCAAAAGGGTTCACCGCATTCCAAATCTTTTCAACGGTGCTTAACTTTTCCTCTGCTGTTTGAGTTTCTAGCTTTTCCTCGAAAAACTTTGCATCAAAAGTCCAACCAAAACTTTGCAATGTTTTTGCTTTTTCAGTTCGAGCCGGGCCGGGATCCATTTGCAGAACATCGTCGAAAGTAAACTGATTATTGTTTCTTGACCAAGTGTTATATTGAGAAAATTGGCCTGTGCTTCCAGTGAAGCCGGCATCTTTCGCTAGATCAAATGCGCCTTTTTCTTGTTTAACGGTTTGAGAATATTGACGTTCTTTTTCCGCTAACTGCTCGGCTTTCAAATAGATGTTATCGAACGCTTCATCGAACGTGTATTCCGAGTCAGCCATCGCGAGATCTATCTCGTTGTTTGCATACTCATCTAACTCTTTCGCGGCGATAAAGTAACGGTCGTTTAGCTGCTCAACTCTATCTGGCGAAAAGATTGAGATTGCATCCATAAAACCACCATCTTTGCGATAAAACGCATTTTCGAAAATTCTGTTTGCTCTTGCTCCTTTATTACCGGCAGGGTTGTTCTTATCTTTCCAATCTGGAATACCCTGATCAAATCTTCGTCTTTTCTCAAGCGCCTCTTTTGCAAAATTCGGATCCAAAGGCATCGTCATCAACCTTTCAGTTCGATAAGCAAAATCACCGATATTGTCCAAAATATGATTCTGAAGAGAAACATCGGTTGCAGGAGCAGCTTGCGATCTTGCGACAATTTGCGCTTTAACTATCGCATCAAGATCAGGAATATCTTCAAAATTAATTTCGCCACTTGCGGCAGCTGCGGTGAAGGCGTCAGAGGTGTAAACGTTTGGATCAGGATTGTTATAAATCTCGCCCATTATTGAGTTCTTATTAGATTCTTTTCTAAGCTCGTCTTCAGCCTGTAAGCGTTTAATCTTGGCTTGAATCTTTGTGTCGAACGCAAGTTTGTCATCTGCGGTTAAATGACCCATAAATTCAAACTGTCTCATTTGAGCGCCTGTCATTGGGATCGTATCGCCGTTTTCATCATCAAGCTGAGATTCTCTATTGTTATTTGCAAAAACGTTTTCAAGATTCTCTAATCCGAGCTGCGTGTTTTCTGCGATGACTGTGGTCGCAAAGTAGTCATTGGCTAACTCGCGTTTTCGAGCGTCTACTAACTTCAATAAATCATCTTGCGCGTAAACCAATCTCGCATCAGCACCGCCGGCAATAATATCGATTTCGGCAAGAGTCTCAGCTTTTCTCAAATTACTAAAAACTGTGCCTTGCAAATAGGCAACGTGCTGCTTTCGATTGATCGCTTGAGCTTGAGCTTCAGCTGATGCGACATATGCAGCTGTACCGGCGAGAAATTGGTCTTTTGCTGCCCGAGGTAGTGTTTTGGATAACTTTTCTCTGTGGCGAGAAAACTCATCGGTAAAGCTTGCAAGTGATGTTTCGTGAACCGCACGATAATTCGTATCTGGTTGGCCTGTTTTGCCATCAATCGTTGTTGAAGCTGCACCAACCGGCATGGATTTCATGTTGGCAAGCAATCCTTCAGTCGTAATCCGAAGATTGAGTTCAGCTTCGGTCAACTTGCTTTTCATGTCTGCCTTTAAAAAGGTCTCGGCAATCTCACCCGCCCCGGCGACTAAAGCTTGAAATGGTTTTGCTTTGTCCAGTTCAGCTTGAACCTCGAGCTGCATATTGCGCTGTCCGGCTCTAGGATCTCGCAAATATTTGGATGTGTTTCGTAATGCCGGAGTGCGTAACGTAGGCGCGCTTCGTAACACCGGGCTTGAATAGGCGCCCGACATTGAAGGACTGCTCGAATATTGAAAACGTGGCATTCTCATTATCCCGAATACCCCGCTGAAAACCCGCCTGTATATCCGCCGGAGGTGCCAACTGTCGGCCCAATAAAGGCCGGCGAAGAAGCAGTCGGCGAAGCGGCGCTCGGAGAGCCATACTGAAGATAAGCGTTTCCGGCGTTCATTAACCCATTAATCAATGTCGCTGTACCGCCGGCTCGCAAGCTTGAGGCATAAGCTGCACCGCCACGCTCCATTGATCTTGCGTTAGCTTCCGCATCGTTCAGCATTATTCGAGCTGATGACGCGCCCTCTTCTCGAGTAATCATTGCTTGCATTGAAGCAGTTTCCATAAGCACCTTTGCTCTTTCCTCGGCATCCATCATGGTGATTGATGCTCTTCGAATACTTTCATTTCCCATCATCTGAATGCGCTTCTTGGCATAGTTCGCCATATATTGACGCTCACCATATCCCTGCTCGACGGCATCGATAAGAACTTCCAATGGGGAACCGGCCCCGATACGAACACCGCTTGCACCGGCAGCTGCGCGAATCGATCCACTAAGTGCATTTTCCTGAAGAACGTGGCGCCGCAAGACCTCAACATTTTCAGTTGCGGCTAAATCAATGTTTTCTCGAGCTGAAGTCAGGAACGCTAGAGAGTTCGTTTCTGCAATTTTTAATGTGCTGTCAGCGTTAAGGCTCGCCGTCGCAAGAATTGCATCGGCATTAAGACCGGCAACTTTTACAACTTCATCAGCGTTAGCGACTGAAATTGTTCTTAAATCTTCTGCGTTAGCGGTTCCAATTTCAATTGCACGTTCAGCTGCATCGTCGGCTGCTGAATTTCCCAAAAAAGCGGAAACAGCAGTCGTGACAACGTAAGCTGTTGCCGGATCAATTGCCATTCCTAACCTCCGTTCACTGAAAGAGTGCCAAAGATCGACAGCAAGTGAGTCGGGCCGGGAAGATCTTGCGTAATCGTCACTTGTCCGTCCAAATCAACTCCTTCATTTCTAACCCGGACATCGCCGGTTGTTTTTGGTTCAGCTGTTCCCATGCCTGTCGCGGGAGATCTGACCGGTGGTCGGATCCCATTAATCTTTGGAAAAAATGAATCGTGCAATCGCACATAGATTTCATTCCATCTTTTTTGTAGACCCTGCGCTGTTCCGGCAGGATTACCACCTTCGACTGCGAGCGTTTTCAACGTGCTAGTAAAAGGAAGACCAATATCTGCTTTTGTGACAGAAGCGCCACCGAATGAAACGTTGCCGCTGCTGACCGTTGCGTTCGGCACCACCGCGTCATCGCCCAGAATGCTTACCGTCTTGCCCTCGAGGTGCGCGAGACCGCCTGACGTAATGCCGGTGATCGCACTACCGCTGTAGGTCAAAGCTGAGTCAACGTGTAGGTCGGGGTCGAGATATTCGACGTAGCGTTTGGTTACGCCGCCGATTGTTCTTTTTGAGATCACCCAAACCTGATCAACGGTGCTTTGCGGAATAACCGCTAACGATTCGAAAGTGCCATCAGTCGTGTGACGATGCCATCCCACAATGCTCCGGTTTTTGTCGTAAGTCATTCCTGCCAGAACACCGTTATCAAGAACGCACCACAAAATTGAATCGGGTGCCATTTGATAGGCCATCTGCTTGATGCCTTCATCGCCAATGTGATTTGCAAGAAACGTCAGATCTTCAGAATCATATGAATCATTTGTCCAAGAATATTCGTAAGATCGAATCGATCTCCCGGTGCCTTGCACGAATAAGGTTTGATAGCCGATATGTCGCGGCTGTATGTTCTTGCCACCATAAGAGGTTTGTCGAGTTACTTGAACGTTAGATGGTGTTAAAGGCGCATTGCCGCCAGTAACCTTAAATTCACCGCCACTTGTTCCAACCAGTAGCACTTCGGTTGATGACATCCATTCGACGGTATTAACTTTGTACGATGCGATCTGATACTCGAGTGCATCATCATCATTTACGCCAAGCGTAAAGTTTTCAAAATCATCTGACTTTGAAGCAAAGATTGTTTGCGGTTTTCCTTCAGTACCGCCAAACCAAAGACGCTGCTGATGAAAAGTAACTGATCGCGGATACTTGTCAGTGGCATCCCATTTCGGAGCTGTGAAAGAAGGCGCAGTTAGCGCCCAACTTGTGTTCGATGTTCTAACCAGTTTTCGCGGCGCGACATCGGGGTGAACGATGTACATGGTGTCGGCTGATTGCGCGACTTGAATCTCGTCGAGCTGCGCTTCCGTGTACGGCGAACTGATTTCATAAGCACTGCCTCCCGAAACGACTTGACCGTTCTGTGTAAAAAATCGAATGTAGCTTTCGCCGAATTCTAAAACGTAAGATTGAGCGCGATTAAATTCAAACCTTATCAACCTGGCTTTTTTTGTTGAGTCTTTTACGGCGGCAACGTAGTGCGTCCCACCTCGACGTTCAACACCACCATGCAATTTGATAATAAAATTTTCGCAAGTTTCCACGCCGCTTGTGTAACGGTCGGTGTCCACTCTGCCAAAAAGGATTGGACTTAACTCACCACTCAGAAAGTTTGTTTGGATCGCGTTAGTGCGCGCCATTTACCACCAAGCCTTTCCGAAACGTGTTGTGTCAGATCCTAAACCGGATCTAGCATCTTCAAGTCTCGTTGAAATAAAGTGATCGCGAGAGGATTCAATCTGATCAATCGATTGAGCTTCGGCGAGTTTTTGAGAATAGAGCTGCCACATGAGCTGCGTGACATTATTGGATTGAACAAGGGTGTAAGCTGCATCTGCAGCAAGCCTTGCGGTGATTGCTTGCGCCAAAAGGGAATCAATATCACCTAAAGAATCAGGTCGACCAATAAACTTAATTTTACAAGTCGAAGCATTTGAGAGAATTTTTCGGCCTTCTACTTTCCATTTATCCGTGTTGTTGGTTTCATTCATCTCCAACACTCGGATGCAGTAGGGGTCGGTCGGTAACGCATATTGAAAATCAAAACCGTAAGCCGGGGTCGATACTTCCCTCGCAAGCTCAGTCCTATTTGTCAGGCAATTCCAAGCAAACGATCTAGCGACCGAATCTTGAACGCCATCAAAGATCTGATTCATTACAGCCGACTCCGTACTGCCGTCAGCCAAAGATGTAATCCGGTTTGTTCCCAAAAGGGTCAACGCATCATTAATAATTGATAGCTTTGAAAATGCCATGATTTCCTATCAGTAAGAGAAAAAGGCGGCCCGAAGGCCGCCAATCCCCGAGAGAGAAGTTAAGCTTCGTGGGCTTGAACTTCCACAACACGTGCGTCTTCAACGCGAGTCGAACACATTGACCAAGCCATATAAACTTGCCAACCGTAACTCTTGTCTGGACGCTCATCGATTTTGGTTGTCATGTCTTTGCCTACGCCAAGACCTAAACCAGATTTTTGGAACGCAATGCACTTCCGTTTGCTGGAAGCAATTGACAGACGCTCGGAGCGAATAAATTTAAAGCCTAAATAACTATCAATTTGGCCTTCTACTAATGCTTTCACAGAATTATAGTCGGCACTTTTTATTTCAGTTACATTCAGCAAATCTTCGAGCTGCTGCGAACCGAGAACAAAGAATCGATCTTCGTTTTCGACTTCAGCTGCATCAAGGATTCGTTTCGCTTCAAGGATCTTTGCCAAAGTCATACCGGCAGTTCCCGCCTCGG